TGAAAAAGAGTTTCTTCGAGATCTCCAGGTTAACACTGTCCGACGGCGAAGCTGTGCGCATGATGAAAGGCTATACAATCAAGGTTGGGGAGCTTTCTTACTGGAGCGGTACAAGCGGCTATCTGTTCCATAGACGGAACAAGAATCCTACTCCCTTAAAAATATTTAATGCTCTTGCGATAAAAAGCGGCATACCTGTGCCTGATTAATAAAACGGCAGTCAGACTAATCTGAGCCGCACGATTCTTTACGATTCAAAAACGCCATGATACTGTTTATACATACAGTATATTTTGACTGGAAGGAGTTAATCATTTGATGGACATAGATAATCTAAGCGAGACGGTTGCACGCATCCAGTTCATTGCTGACATATCACTGATCGCACACTGCAAAGAAGATGAATTAAAAATGGCACTGTCGATGATCAGCGACATAGCAGGGACAATAGACACATCTGTTTTCGAAGCTGCCATATACCGCCAGGCTGAATGATTAATTGCCCCCTTCCCTACCGTTCACTAGCCACCTTTCAGGTGGCTTTTTGCTTCTGCATCAAAGTGCATATGCTTGCATGAATCCGCATGATCCAAATTGGATCGCTAAGCGTGTTTGAGGCCGGTGCTGGCGCGTTCAGCGGTAACACATGCACCTGCATGAAAAACGATGCATAAAGCGGGCAGGCGTGGCGGGGAAAGCATTGCGCACTGCCATAGAAATAATGTATGTTTACAATTCAGAAATGAATCTTATGTATTCCCATTCGAGCCTATCTTTTTTAAAAGGAAGTAATTATGTCTGATCTAGACCATGAAGACGTCAAAACTGAGCAAGAGAATGTTTGGTTTGAAGATTACGCTGATAACAGCGACCCATTTCAAATTTCTGAATATGATATTACTTCTACCCCAAATGACTTTAATGTGATGACACTCTTTAGTTTTGTTGAGTCAGGTGCGGTTAAAATTCCAGGTTTTCAAAGAAATTTTGTATGGGATATAACTCGTTCTTCTAAACTCATAGAATCTCTAATTCTGGGGCTTCCCGTTCCACAAATTTTTCTTTATGAGCAAGCGCGTAATAGTTTCCTTGTAATTGACGGTCAGCAGCGTTTGATGTCAATTTATTACTTCGTCAAGAAAAGATTCCCTAGAAAGGAAATGAGAGTCGAGTTAAGGGAAATCTTTGATCAGGAGGGTAAAATCCCTGATGATGTATTACATGATGATAGATTCTTTCAAACTTTTAACTTGAAATTGCCCGAAAAGATACCGGGGGTTAAAAGTATTTTTAAAGGATTAAATTATTCAACACTAGGTGATTATAAAACACAATTTGATCTTCGCCCGCTCAGGAATATAATTGTTAAGCAAAATACTCCTGATGGTGATGATTCATCGATGTATGAAATATTTAATAGATTAAACACTGGGGGCATCAACTTAAGACCTCAGGAAATCCGTACAAGTATGTATCATTCAAGTTTCTATGAAATGCTATATCGAATTAATAGCGACGCGAGGACAAGAAACGTTTTAGGGAGCACTCAACCTGATTTACACGTTAAGGACATTGAGATTATTCTTCGTGGTTTTGCAATGCTTATGGATAAAGAAAACTACGTACCATCAATGGTTAAATTTTTAAATCAATTTTCCAAGAAATGCAAAAATAATTCCACCGAACAAAACGAATACCTTCACGATTTATATAAAAGCTTTTTAGACTCATGCTCAGACCTTGCTGATGACGCTTTCATCAATCGTAGTAATAATCGCTTTAACATAGCATTATATGAGGCTGTCTTCCGTGCCGCATGCCTTGATGCATTTAATGAAAGAAGATTAATTAACGGTAAAATAACTAATGAGAGCATTAACTCAATAAAAACAAATTCAAGCTTTACGGATGCTGCCAGCGAGGGCACTACCAAGGTGGCAAATGTTGAGGTAAGACTTAATTTGGCACAAAAAGATTTAGTCTTAGCATAAAAGGATACTGCTATGGCCAGTACTATTGTTGACAGACTTCACTCTGATTTCAGTGAGTTAATTGTGCTCCTCCAAGAGTCCAATGAGATTTCTCTGATAAGTTCTGCGGAGGAAAACTTTAAAAAGTCGCTACTTCTGGCAGCGGCGAGTTATTTTGAAAACCATCTTTCCGAATGCGTAATGTCATTTACATGCGAAATTGCAGGTAATGACAACATCATTTCATCATTAGTTAAGAGTAAAGCAGTAACCCGGCAGTATCATACTTGGTTTAAGTGGGATGGAAACAATGCTAATACTTTCTTTTCTTTATTCGGTGAAGGATTTTCGCGTTTAGCAAAAGCTGAAGTTCGTGATTCCCCAATATTAGACTCTTCCATTAAAGCATTTCTGACCATTGGCAATGACAGGAATCGTCTAGTACATCAAGATTTCGGTAATTTCACAATAGAGAAAACTACCACTGAGATACACGAACTTTATCAACAGGCGATGTACTTTACCGAGTGGTTGCCTCGTTACTTAAGGAGCAACAGTAACGTATCTGCTGCTTAATGACTTAAGGGGGGCACCCCCCCTTAAATGAACGAAAGGTATTAAATTAGTTGTTCAAGTACCTTTAAGGGGGTATTTAAAATTATATTTTTCTTTGAAAGTAATGCGTTGAAATTTAGTCATTTGATAATTCATATTCTCTAAAACTAATTACATTTTCACCTGCCCAATAGTTAAGCTCTTTCATTCTTTCCTGTAATGGCGTCAGTTCATTGCGCACAAGCACCTGAGACGCTTTCACCGCGTCGCCGAATCCGCCGGAGTTGTCCGGGATAATCCCCATCATCTGAGGCGGCACGCGGTGTGCGCTGAGCAGGTCGTCGCGGCTGGCCTTCTTGATGTTAAAGAAATCGTCTTTCGTCGCTACTTCACTGAGCGGCAGAATTTTGATCCCGTCCGGCTTACCGTTCGGCGCGTACATGAACAGGTTGCGGAAGTTACCCAGCCCTTTCGTGTCGCGCATCGCCTGCCGCATCCGGTCAACGTCGCTGCTGCTCTGCGCCGCATCGGTCATATACAGGATGTAACCGGCGTGCGCGCCGTTCTGGTAATACTTGCGGCGGAACAGCGTCGCCGCCTCATTCAGCCAGGCGGAGTTAAGCGCGCTGAGATATTCAGGCAGGCCGTAAAGCTCCTGATTAATATCCGGCTCCAGCAGGTGAAACACGCTGCCGGCCGAAAATTCGTGCGGCTCTTTCCAGTCATTCACAAACCAGTAAACGCCATCCTTCACGCCCCTGCGGGTGAATTTGGCCGGAGTGGTTTCAAGGCGCAGCGGCTTACCCAGCCCATTGCGGCGCAGCTCGGCAAAGGCGTTGCCGAAGACCAGATAATCAAGCGCAAATTTGCTGAACTCCTGCTGGCTCATCATCGGGTGCGGAATAAACGTTGAGGCCAGAATGTTGCGCTTCACGTAAATCGGCGAGCTGTGATGCACGGCCGAGCGCAGGCTCTTAGCCAGCCCGCTAAAGCTGACCGGCGGCTCAAACCAGCGCCCGTTGCCGATGCACTCGGCGTAATCCAGAATGTCGCGCTTATCCATGACCGGCGTCGGATCGCCAAAGGTAAACGCCCCGGCGTGCTGCTGCGGTACGGTTGCCTGTACCGGCTGCGCGCTGGCGGTGTGAGCCTTGCGGCCTCTGCGTTTGCTCATCAGTAAAATTCCAGAATAGAAGGGTTAGCGCCGCCGCTGGCTGCGGTAAGCGGTTCGTTTAACAGTACGTGCATGATGGCCCAGGCGACGTCGGCGTGGCTGGCCTCTTCGCTGCGGCTCGCCTCATAGGTTGAGCGGTTGCCGCTGGCCGTCATGGTTTTGCGGATAGCCATAAACGACTGCGTGATATCCGTCGCCCCGGCGTCATACTCAAGCCGCCCGCTGCTGATGGTGTCTTTTGCCTTCAGCACCATTGCGGTTTTCACTTCCGGTGAGTATTTGATTTCCCGCGCAGCCGGGTAAAACTGGCGTACCAGCTGGAAAACGCCCTGGCCAATGCCGGTTGCATCCACGCCGATATATTCCACGGTGTATTTTTTCGTTAAGTCCTCGATAGATTTCGCCTGCGCGGCAAAGTCCATGCCCCGCCACTGGTGGCGCTCCAGCACGCGGAATTTACCGCCCGCAACGAGCGGCGGCGCGATTACCGCACAGCCTGCGCTGTCGCCGGTATGCGACGGGTCATAACCGATCCAGACCGGCCGGTAAGCAAACGGGCGCGGCAGATAGGGGTTAAAGTCCTCCCACTCTTCCAGGCTGTCGATCATGCAACTCTGCAGCTCGGCGAACGGGAACACGCTCGCCTCGTCGTCGACAAACTCACACATCAGCAGGTTCTGATATTCCGCCGGGCTGTATTCAAGCTGCAGCTGGTCAATGTCGAACAGGTTACAGCCGCCGGTCAGCGCATCCTCAACCGTGACAATCTGCCGCCACTGGCCGTCGCCGCACAGCGCGCCTTTTGCCAGGTGAGAATGCGACAGGTCTATCTCGATGCGATCATCCTTGCTGCGCCGCCCCTTGTTGAACAGCTCGCCTGACCAGAACGGATAGGCGCTGTGCGACAGGGCCGACGGCGTGGAAAAGTAGGTCGTGCGCCACTTCTTGTGCAGCGACATGCCGCTGGCGACTTTGCGCAGCTCCTGGAATTTCGGTATCCAGAAATATTCGTCCAGGTACAGGTTGCCGGTGTAGCTCTGCGCGGTACGCACGTTCGTGCCGAGGAATATCAGGCGCGCGCCGTTCGGCAGCACGATGGGATCGCCTTTCAGGTCAACGTCAGCCTGGCGGGCGAAGTCGATGATGTAGTTTTTGAAGACGTGC